TCAACAAAAACTCTTCAGATTTGTTACTTTAGATGCTGGTGAATATGAGCAAAAAGCTTACAAGATTTCAATATCAGATATTACCCCACCAGCAACTGACTTTGATCAATACGGAACATTTACTGTTAACGTTAGATTGGCAAGTGATACTGATAATACTCCTTCATTTGTTGAAAGATACGCTAACGTAAATCTCAACCCAGCTTCACCAGACTACATCGCTAGAAGAATAGGTGATAAATATGTTCTTTGGGATGATACTGAAAGAAGATTAAGAGAATATGGTATGTATTCAAATGCATCAAAACTTATTCGTGTAGAAATGAATGACGATGTAGATGCAGGTAGTGTAGACCCAACATTCCTTCCATTTGGTTTCTTTGGTCCAGCAAGATTCAAAAACTTTACACTTACTTCTGGTTCAGCTACAACTGCTCCTACAAATTCACCAGTTACAGGTGGATATGGTGCTGCCTTTAATGCTGGTAATTTCCTATATACAGCAAGAGAGCTTACAGCTTCAGTTGTATTTCCATCAATTCCATTAAGACAAAATGCTGCTGATGGTGGTATAAGTGATCCAAGAAATGCTTACTTTGGTATTGCTACTGGTGAGAAAACAGCTACAACCACATTTGATGCTACTTATTATGACTTAACTAGAGCATCATTCTATACTGATTATGAAGTAGGCTCTGCTACATATTTAGAAAATTCATTTGTATTTACACTTGACGATATTTCTGGTTCAACCTCAACAACTCCAGGTGCGGTTTATGTTGCTGGTTCAAGAGCTTTAGGAACTTCATTAACAGCAGTAACTTCTTCATACCGTAATGTATTAACACAAGGATATGATAGCTTTACTATGCCACTCTTTAACGGATTTGATGGTTTTGATGCAACAGAGTCAGAACCATTAAGAAATAGTTTAATGACTGCCAATTCAACCGAACTTAACGACTCAGTATACTACACATATAAGAGAGCAATTGATACTGTAAGAGATCCAGAATCAATAGTAACTGATATCGTAACAGTCCCAGGTCTTACCAATACTTCTCTTACAAATCAACTTATTTCAGTTTGTGAGTCAAGAGCAGATGCCCTAGCAATTATAGACCTTCCAAACGTCTATAAACCAGAGGCTGAGGGTGTAGCATCAGCTAGATCAAGTAGATATCAAGGAACTGCTGCAAATGTAGCTTTAGCTCTTAAAGATAGAGGATTAAATTCAAGCTATGGTGCAACATACTATCCTTGGGTACAAGTAAGAGATACTATTGCTAATAGAGTTCTTTTTGTACCACCTTCAGTTGTTGCTCTTGGTGCTATGTCATATGGTCAATCAACACAAGAACTTTGGTTTGCTCCAGCAGGTTTTACAAGAGGTGGATTAAGCGAAGGTCGTGGTGGTATCCCAGTTTTGGGTGTTACAGAGAAACTTTCATCAAAGGATCGCGATACACTTTACGAAGCAAACATCAATCCAATTGCTTCTTTCCCAGCAGAAGGTATCGTAATCTTTGGTCAAAAGACACTTCAAGTTACTCCATCTGCTCTCGATAGAATCAACGTTCGTAGAATGATGATCTTCGTCAAGAGAGAAATTTCAAGAATAGCTTCAAGAATACTTTTCGATCAAAACGTAGAAGTAACTTGGTCAAGATTCACAGGTCAAGTAAATCCATTCTTGTCTACAGTTAAATCAAGATTAGGTCTTTCAGACTACCGTGTAATACTCGATAAATCAACTACAACAACAGATTTAGTTGATAGAAACGTAATGTACGCAAAAATCTTCTTGAAGCCAGCTAGAGCAATTGAATTTATCGCAATTGACTTTACAATTACAGATTCTGGTGCGTCATTTGCAGATTAATGACTACTTAATATATAAAGGTTGGAGGAAATAATAAATGGCATTCTGGAACGAAGCAGCTTTAGAACCAAAGAGAAAGTTTAAGTTCTTAATTAGATTTGGTGCAGCATCTGATAAACTACCAAGCTTTATCGCAAAAAAATGTGATAAACCTTCTTTTGATGTATCAGAAACAAAACATGATTTCTTTGGTCATGCATTTTATTATCCAGGCAGAGTTACTTGGAAAGAAGTCTCAGCAACTATTATAGACCCTGCTGGTGGTGGTTTACCTGCTGCTGACGATGCTAATCCAAGCACTCTAAGAGCCGCTGCAAACGATGTAACTGATGCTCTTTATCAAGTATTACTTTCTGCTGGTTATCAATCTCCTACTGCTGCTGGTGCTGCCTTTACTGGTGGTGCCTCGCTTAGCACTCTAAGGACTATGGCTAAGGGAACTGCAACAGCTCAATTTTCACAAGTTGAAATTATTCAAGTTGATGCTAACGGTAATTCCCTTGAAACTTGGGTATTAAATAATGCTTGGCTAAAGTCAGTAAACTTTGGTTCACTTGAATATGGATCAGATGATATCAGCGATGTTTCATTAACTTTCCGCTACGATTGGGCTGATGTAAGAATTGAAAGCACAAGATTTGATTCTTCATTAGTACCATAAGAGGTATGAATGTTCTGGGCAAATCAAGACAAAACTAAAATTTTAGAACTTAAAAAAAGAAGTTTATTTACTGCCGAATTCCTAGGTACAAGCAATTTTAATTGGACTGGTGAAGGGAAAAAGGAACAGAATATTAAATTCTTAACTAAGAAAGTTTCTTTGCCCTCAATAAATATTCCATTTGAAAGACTACATGGTAATCAATATGTTCACTATTATCATGTAGGAGAAATGAATTGGGAGCCTATAACTATAACATTTGTAGATGTATTAGAAAATGATCAATATAATGGAAAAGATCAATTAGTACCAAACTTAAAAAAAATGTTTTATGATTATTTAATTAATAATAATATAACAGAAAACAATAGAACTGGTATGTTAGATTTGGCTACATTTTGTACAGAAATACGACTAAGAAGTTATAGCACTTATATTCCACAAGACCAATACGAAAATGATAATCCAAATATATTACTAGATAGACAACTTGGTTTTAGCACAGATGAAAATGGTAGTATTAATGGCGATTATGTTAAAGATAATAGATTAAGTGTTGCAGAAGATTTTATTATCAAAAAGCCAAAAATAACTAAAATTGATTTTGGTTCACTTGATTATGGTTCCGACGATGCAAATGAAGTAGCAATAACGTTTTTACCAGAATGGTGTGAATATAGTGACACCAGTGATGGTGATGAACAACAACAAAAAGTAGCAAGACAAAAAGCTAATAAAGTTTAACAACGAGTGATTTATGAGAAATAACCTAGATAGATTGGGGTTAGAACAGAAACAACCCCAACAAAGCGAAGCGGTACAAGCTTCTGGTTTGCAATTTGTAACCCCAACAGAAATTGTAGACCTACCATCAAAAGGTGTGTTCTATCCAGAAGGACACCCATTATATAACAAAGACACAATTGAAATTAGATACATGACAGCTAAAGATGAAGATACTTTAACAAACGTATCTCTTCTTAAAAAAGGTGTTGCATTAGAAAAAGTATTACAAGATATTGTTGTAGATAAAACAATCAATATGGATACTTTATTGGTTGGTGATAAAAATGCAGTTATTGTTGCTGCTCGTAAATCTGCTTATGGTGCGGATTATCAAACCAAAGTAACTTGCCCTTCTTGTGGTAAAGTTCAAGGATACGAGTTTGATCTTAACAATTGTAATGTCAAAGAAGCATCATTAGAAGAAGATTTGGAAGCAGAAGGAATAAGAAGAACAGAAGATAATACTTTTGTTATCCAACTTCCAGTATTTAAAGTTCCAGTTGAATTAAGATTATTAACAAGTAAAGATGAAAATTTTATAGCTTCAAAAGTAAGAGAAGCACAATTAGCAAAGAAAGAAATGGATTCAATCCTATCATTACAATTAAGATTAATGATAAAATCAATAAATGGTTTATCAGATCCTAAAATCTTAAATGAAGTTGTATCTACACTTCCAGCAAAAGACTCAAAAGCAATTAGACAAGCATACGTTAAGATTGCTCCAAATATGGATTTATCACACGATTTTGAATGTCGTTCTTGTTCATATGAGACAAGGCTGGAGGTTCCGTTCACATCGGACTTTTTTTGGCCTAAGTGATGAATACCAGAAACAAGTATATGAACAATTCTTTATCCTAAAGTATCATGGAGGATGGTCGTTTATCGAAGCGTACAGCCTTCCAGTAGGACTTAGGATGTGGTTTGTAGAAAGACTTGCTAAACAAATGCAAGACGAAGCAGAGGCTATGGAGAAGGCTTCAAAGAAGAAATAACAAAAGGGATCTAAATGGTCCCTTTTGTTGTTATTTAACTATTTATTGTTAAAGGAAACAGTAATAATGTTTAAAGGTTTAAAAGAAGCAAAAGCAACTGATATGTTTAATAGGGCTGCTTCTGGTCTTGGAAGTTCGTTTTATGGAGCAAAAGAGGAAAAACAGAAAAAAACCAAAAAACAACGAGTTTATAAAACAAAACAACAACAAGCAACCAATCAAACACAAGCTACAAATCAAGCCCCCGCTCAACAAAATCCAGCTAATCCTCCTACTCAAACTCCTCAAAATAATACATCACAACAAGAAAATATTGATTATGTTAATTTATCTTCTTTTATAACCACCAAGTATAAAGATTTAAATAATAATAACTATATAGAGTTTCTTGACTATGTATTTAAATATATCTATAACTATGATCAAAAATTTGAATCTGATTATAAATCTTTTAAAAATGATTTTGAGGTTTTAGCAAATGATTATAGATTTCAAGATGATAATTCTTACAGAATAGTATGGTATACATCATTAACAACTTTTATTTATTATTATATAATTTCAGCTACATTAGATTCATATAAACAAAATTTAGATAGAAATTTTATTCTTATTAAAACAGATCATAACAATAACAATAACAATAATTATAATTTAATGGTAAAATTTATTTTTAAAAATTGTCAATATATATTAGATCAAATAAAGCAAAAAGCAAAAGAACAATCCAATAATAATCAAATAAACGAATCCTTAATAAGACGTTGGAAAGTTTTAGCAAACATTAAATAATAAAGATAGATACTATTTACTTTGAGGTTTATGTATGTCCAAAGAAATAGTCCCAATTCACATCGACTTTACAAATACAAACCAGTTGAATGAATCATTCCTAGAAATGTTTGGTTCAACTGTGAAGCTTATTCTTCAGCGTATGTTTGGACAAGATGTATTTTTACCTCCTGTTTCTGTAACTGGCGATAGATACCAAGTTGAATCCTTTGCTAGAGCTTTGGCTAGTGAAAGGAGATATTTTGATTCATATGTTAGATATGGTCTTAATGATCCAAGAACATATAGAAATAAATATGAACTTGACGCATCTGTTTCTAAATTTGAGAATAGTACAGGCTTAAAGTGGCCGTTTAAATAAGGAATTATAATAAATGGCTGAAAATCTTGAACAAAGCAAATCTAGATTAGAAAATGAAATTTCTGCTTTACAACAAAATTTAAATAATTTAAATCAAAAAGATAAACAATTATTAGATGATAAAATTAAAGCTCTTGAAAGAATTAATGAGCTTTTAAATCAATCTGCCGAATATCAACAAAAAAGATTAGATGATCTTGAATTAGAAAAAAAGCTTTTAGAAGCTAATGCTAAATTTCTTGACTCTAAACAAGAAAATCTTGATGCATTTGTAAGACTTCAAAATATTGATATTGAACAAGGAGAAATGATTGTTAAACAGGTTAAAGAAAGATTAAAATCTGTTTTAGAATCTTCCCAAGCCACAGATGATCAGAAACAATTGGCTCTTGAGATATATCTTCTTGAAGAAAATAAATTATTAAACCTAAAAGAACAACTTGAAGTATCTGGTAAGTTAGGTCAGCAAACAAAAGATATTATATCATCAACTATGGGTATCTCTGCACGTTGGAAAGAAACCTTCTTTGGTAGATTGTTAGATAAAGACGGAGATAGTTTAAAGAATATGAAAGCTATTTCTGCTTCTATGAAAGATACATTTACATTACAGAACATAGCTGGCTCTACTCTTATGAAGATCCAAGAAGCAACTGTTATGGCTTTCTTTAAATATGATCAAGCAGCTAGTTCATTAGCAAAATTAGCAGGAGCAAATGAACAATTACTTGGTGTATTAAATACTACAGCAAGAGGCGCAACTGCTTATGGTATTTCTTTTGAACAATCTGGTAGGGCAATTGAAGGTTTATATACAAACTTAAATACATTTTCTAATCTTAATGCCAGTTCTCAACAACAATTAACTATTTCTGCTGCTAAACTTGATAGATTAGGAATAGCTAGTCAAGAAAGCGCAAAAACAATTGGAACCCTAACACAGATTATGGGTATGTCAGAAGTTCAAGCTGGCAAAACAAGCGAACAATTAGCTGGATTTGCTTTAGCTATTGGTAAGACACCTCAACAAGTAGCGCAAGATTTTGCCGCTGCTTCCAATCAGTTAGCTGCTTATGGCGGCAATATGGTAAATGTATTTAAAGATCTTGAAATACAATCAAAAGCTACTGGTGTTGCTGTTGGAGATTTAATAGCAATTACAGAGAAATTCCAAACATTTGAAGGGGCCGCTACTGCTGCTGGTAAACTTAATGCTGCCCTTGGTGGTGGATTTATCAACTCTATGGAGCTTCTTGAAGCATCAGCAGAAAACCCAGCTAAAGCAATTGATTTATTGAGAACAAGATTAGATCAAGCTGGTTTATCTTTTAATCAAATGTCGTTTTACGAACAGAAAATGATTGCTGATGCTGCTGGTTTTAAGACAATTGAAGAAGCAAGCCGTATTCTTTCTAGGTCTAATGCCGAAGCAGAGGCAGCAGCAAGAGCAGACGCCGAAAGAGCAAATCAACAAGAACTATTAAATAATGCAATTAAAAGAGCAATACCAATTCAAGAAAAAATTGAACTATTAATGGCTAACTTTGCGGTTACTATGGGTCCAGTTATAGATAAAATATCTATGTTTATTAGTGGAATAACTTGGCTAATTGATAATGTGCCTTTTCTTAGCACTATACTAGGAGTTATAATTGGAGCTTTCGTTGCTTTAAAAATTGTTTCCACTATTGCAGTTATGTTTGAAACTGTTGCTGGTGCGCTTGGTATATTTAATACTGTTGCTACTGTTACTGCACCCGCGTCCACTGGTGTTGCTGGTGGTATGCAAGTTATTGGTGCTTCTGCTTTGTCTGCTGCTCCTGGTTTGTTTGTATTTGCGGGTGTTATGTTTATTATAGCTGCTAGTATGGCTTTAGTTGCTGCTAGTGTTGGTATTTTATTTACTGGTTTAAGTAAATTAATCTTATCATTTGTTGAAATGTTTAAAGTTTTAGCTAACACTGATGATATTGGTGATAAACTTACTTCTTTAAGTCTATCTATGGCAAAAGTTGGAGTAATCTTTACTAATCCTGTTGCTATAGCAGGACTTGTATCGTTTGCTGTAGCACTAAATGAAATAGTTTCAACTCTTAACAAATTAGATGAAGCAAAATCAAAAAACTTTTCTGTGATAACCGAAAGTATAGCACAACTTAATGTTAATACAACAACAACTCCAAACGGTATTGTATCTCAAACAGAGAAGCTAGTAAAATCAATAAATGAATTTTCATTATCTGATTCCTCAGCATTAAATCTAGAAAGAATACTTAAAGCTGCTATCCCACAAAATACTACACCAAATATATCTAACACATATTCTCCACAAATAATAGTTAAGATTAACGATAAAACATTAAGGCCAAACTCAGTAGAAATTAGGGAAACAGCTACAGACGTTCCTGGTGCAATTGGCGGCTAAATATAAATAAGGATCAAAAATGGCTAGAGATTATCTTATAAGAGAAGGTGATATACAAATAAGGGAACAATACCCAGACGGAAAATATTTAAGCAAAATTGATAATTATTTATTAATTAATATAAAAAGTATTACTTATAATGTTTATTTTAGATTTTTTCCCTACGACGTTAAGGTAACAGAAAGTTTAACACCAGAATGGAACAAAGAAACTGTAATAGGCAGAATGGACCCTATTGCTACTTTTAAAAGAATGGGAAGAACTATGAATCTTTCATTCA